GTCGATCCTGGTCTTCTCCCTGGTCCACAGGGTCGGCACCGGACCGGCGATCAGGAGCGCCCTCCATCCGTCGTACTTCTTCTCGAGGATGTACTTCTGAGGGTCGATGGACTCGAAGATGGACTCGAGGACCCTGACGGGCTTGAAGGGGAAGAGCCACCACGAGGGGACCGATGGGCGTGTCTCCGTCATGCTGCCCCCTACATCGTCCCCATGATCATTTACGGCTGGCCTTCTAATCCGTGCCCGTTTTCATGAGCCTCCTCCGGATCGCCGCCCGCGTGGCTGCCGGCCTCACCCAGCCTCTCTCCGATCGTCCGGACTACGGGGGTCGTGAGGTCCTGTCCCAGAGAGAGGAAACGGGCGTCATCAGGAAGACTCCGGGGAAGGGGTACTGTGTCAAGTCCGAGAAGAATCCGGACTGGTCTGGCGGGTGCTACCCGACCAAGGGCGAGGCAGACGACCGCCTTGAGGACGTCGAGATGTTCAAGCACATGAAGGGCGGCAAGTAGGGTCCATCATGTCCGTCACATTCCGCCGCGGCCAAGAGCTCTCCCGGGCCAACGGCCTCAACATCTTCCTGAAGTCCAAGGACGGGTCGCCGAAGAACGCGGCGAAGATATCGTACGCCCTGTACGACTTCACCACCGGGGTCGAGGTCACCCTCCCGCCGGCCCCTCGCCAGCCGGTCAACCCGGCCGTCGGGGAGTATTATGCCTCCTTCATCGTCCCGATCGACGCGAACATCGGGAAATACCGGGTGCGATGGTACTTCAACGAGTACGTGAACTCGCCCCAGGCCCAGGTGGTACAGGAGTTCGCCATCGTCGACAATGCCACTCAGGTCGTCACGATCTGCGGGATCACCCCGGTCGAGTACGACCTCGTGCGCGGGCTCCGGATCATGCTCCGCGACAATAACCCGGCCAGGAACTATCACTTCGCGCCCCCGGCGGGCGAGGAGACGGTCAACCAGTTCACGCGCGTCTTCGGGTACATCTGGGAGGACTACGAGCTCCTCGAGTTCCTCCGCGTCTCGAACGACGCGATCAACATGTACCCTCCCCAGACCTTCTACGAGACGCTCGACATGCTGATCTCGCAGCACAGGAACTGGCGGACTCTCCTCCTGACCGGCGCTATGGTGCACTCCATATCGGCACTCACCCTGAACTGGGTCCTGGACGAGTTCTCGTACTCCATCGGCGGGGTGTCCCTCGACCTGGAGAAGAGCTCGAAGTACCAGAGCATGGCGGGCGACGCCCAGTCCCGCTTCTCCGAGTTCGTGGTCGCGGCCAAGGAGACCGTCAAGGTCATCCGCGGCCTCAAGCAGTCCCGCTTCGGCGTCGGCATCAGGTCGTCGTTCGGCCCTTCCGTCGGCCGCGGCGCCCTCACGCCCCGCCGGTTCCTCGGGATCTGACGTGGGCCTCTTATCCCCGCGGCCCCGCATGGACCTCATCCACGTCGCCGCCCGCGTCGCCACCGGGTATGCAGGAACGGCCGGGAAATGCGCCCAGTGCGGAGGGGACCTGTCCGTCTCCGAAGTCGCCGCCGCCATGTGCGCCGAGTGCGTCCGGACCGGCCCGCATCAGCCTGCGACCGTCGTCGCAGCTCGCAGGAAGCCGGCGAAGAAGCCCGTCAAGAAGGTGTCGAAGCCCAGGAAGGACGTCCTCAAGCCCGGGACTGAGTACTCCCTCAACGTGGAGCTTTCCCTGACCGCCGACTTCGAGGGGGACTCGTCCAAGAACAAGCTTCTGAAGAAGTTCCAGTCGGAGCTCTTCGCCGCCGTGAAGGAGGCCGTCGCCACTACCGCGAAGGAGCTCTCCCTTCGCTCCACCGGCGTTGTCATGAAGCCCATCGAGGTGGCCATAGCCGTCACGGACCTCTCCTCCGACGACTATGAGGACTCCGACGACTAGCCGGACGGTATCGTACGGCCATGGTACACCGTCAGGCGAAGCTCTCCCCGGATGACATCGAGAGCCTCAAGAAGTTCGAGGCGTCCATCGAGCACTGGTCGACGCAGCACACGAAGCTGGCCATCCAGGCGGACGACGCGAAGGGGGCCGTCCGCAGCATCTGGCTCGCCCGCCAGAAGCTTTTCGAGAGGGTCTATGCCGAGGCCGGAATCGACCCGGCGCAGGTCAACCACGCGGAGCTCATGGACGACGGCGTCCTCAACGTCCTCTGTCAGGACCCGGCTCCCGCCCAGGAACCCTCCCCCGAGGGTCAGAACGGCTCTCCGTCCCCCGCTCCGGCCGAGGCCTGACCGCGCGGCCTCTAATCGCTCCCGGTGAGGGGATATGCCCTACCCTCCCGACAGGCCGGTTCACGTACTCGAGCAGTCGCTGCCCGCTTGCCCGCTTCCGCCTCTGAACCTGATGTGCTTCTCCGGGTTCGAGAAGTGGACGACGGACCTGCGATGGTCCTCCCCGACCGAGCTCCAGGCGAACACCGACTTCGACATCCTCGGCGTGAACGTCTACAGGAGCTACGACTCCGAGTACGGGCCGTTCTACCGCCTGAACCTTCTGCCCATCGGCACGAACTTCTACAGGGACAAGGTCCTCACGAAGGTGGCCGTCCAGGAGGACGCCTCGAACTCGTACGTGGCCACGGGCGCGACCGATCCGAACGGCGACTGGATCATCAAGGTAAAGAATCCCCCCATCGTCGTCACGGACACCGGGACTTCGAACTGCACGAACCTGAATGCCGTCGTCACGATAAACGGCGTCCAGGCGTACGTCGAGAGCATCAACACCCTCACGGGGGAGATCAAGCTCCGGAAGTACCCGACCTTCGACGTCGCGTCCCAGGTCCTGAAGCCGGCCGTCCTTCCGTCCGTCCCGCCCTTGGACGGGACGTGCGACCCGTTCGCGCCGCGGAAGTACCTCCCGACCGGCGCCGTCGGCTCTGGCGGAAGCGCGGGCCCCGGCTCGTCCGGCGTGCCCGGCGACGTGACGCTCGTCACATACCGGTACCTCCCGCAGGACGAGATCCCGAACGGCCTCGACCAGAAGATCTTCTACCGCGCCACCACGGTCGGCCGCGACGTGAGGACCGGCGAGGTCGTCGAGACCCCCCTCGACCGCGCGGCGACCTGCAACAACAGGCAGGTTGAGCAGCTCGACTACATATGGCGGGAGGCGGTCCGTAGGAACAAATGGCTCCTCTACCAGGGCGGCGAGAGGGTGAAGGTCTTCATCCGTAAGACCGTCGGTCCGAGGTGCGGGTGCTACAGTGTTACGAACAAGCAGCCGTCCGCCGACTGCGCTGTCTGCTTCGGTACTGGGATAGTCGGCGGCTATGACGGCCCGTTCGACATCATCATCTCGCCGGAGGACGGCGAGAGGGCCGTCGGCCAGAACAACCGCGGCCGCACGGTCGCCCATCCGTACGACACATGGACCGGCCCGAGCCCGCTCCTCTCTCAGAGGGACTTCCTCGTGAAGCTGAACGGCGACCGCTATGGCGTCGGCGCAGTCAGGATGCCGACGAACCGCGGGATGCAACTCCAGCAGTTCTTCTCCATCTCCAAGCTCGACTCCAACGACATGCGGACGACGGTCCCGGTCCTCGACACCACCGTCCTCGTATCCCCGCAGACCAGGTACATCGTACCTGGAAGGGGCGACTCGACCCCGATGACGACCGAGCGCGACTCGATCCCGGACGAGAGGGAGATCAGGGGAAACACTGTCGTTTTCGAGAACACGCAGAGACGCTAGAGCCTTTGTGGAACAGTACCGTTCAGGATGCCCTGGACGATCTATTGCCATACGCTCATCGCTGACGGGCGCCGTTACATCGGTCTGACTTCTAGGTCCATAGGTCGTCGCTGGTCTCAGCACGTCACTCAGTCTCGTTCTTCGAAGGGCGGTCGGTGGCATTTCCCGAACGCCATCCGGAGGTATGGACCTCAGGCCTTCTCTCACCACGTCCTCGGGGTCTGCGACTCCCTTGACGAGGCGAATCTTGTCGAGGAGGCCTGGATCTTCCTTCTAGATACTAGGAACCCGGAGAAGGGCTTCAACCTGGCGAAGGGCGGCAGTCATACGCCACACCCGATCCAAAATCCGTGGGATAATCCAGCGTATCGCTCCAAACAGGCTCTCGTTGATAAGAGCCATCTTCATTCCCCTAGGTCCAACGAGAAGCGAAGTTCAGCATATTCGACCCCGGAGTCGAAGGCCAAACGTTCGGAGATAAACCGGGCTATCCATGGGACTCCAGAGGCTCGCTCCAGGAATTCCGAATCCCATAGGGGTAAGGCTCTTAGTCCGGAGCACCGGGCTAAGATTTCGAACAACGTTTCGATTCAGAACTTTTTGAAGCCTCCGGAGTTGCGGGCGGCACATTCCCGAAAGATGAGGGAATCATTGCGAATTTCCATGGAATCTTGGACTGATGAAGACGTTCGGAAAGATAGGGATCGGAGGTCCAAGACTTCCAGGTCTTTGAACACTATCGCCTCGACTCAAACCGATGAGGCTCGTCAGAGGCACAGGGAAGTGTGTGCCAAGCTTAGTCCTATGGACATAAGCCTAATTCGTCTGCTCAGAACGGACGGTTTCACTCAGTCGGAAATCGCCAATGTCTTGGGTGTCACGAGGAAAGCAATTTCTTATCACGAGCATCGTTAGATGTCGGACCTCGCCACATCCCTGACCACCGCCCTGAACCGCATTGTCGTGTCGTCTGTGGTCGACGACGTGGCCAAGCTCGGTCTCAAGGCCCTGAAGAAGGCCCTCGACGACGCCGGGTTCCAGAAGATGGAGAAGCTCAAGGACTACGAGGTCTTCTCGCACGTCTCCGGGAACACCATCCTCTTCGAGATAGTCCTCGACATCGACTCGATGGATGTCCCTCCGGAGAAGCTCGACGAGGCCTCACAGTCCGCTGAGATTCTGGAGTCGGAGATAGACAATCTCGTTTTCAGAACCTACGGTCTTACGAAGGGCGGCGACGTGTCGCGAATCTCCAGGATGAAGGATGCCCGATCTCCGGTCCAGGACGCCCGAAGGCCGGCACGGGACGCCCGAAGGCCGGCACGGGACGCCCGAAGGCCGGCCGGACGCGGATCCATGGCCCGCAAGGTCGATCACGCCGCCGCCAAGGCTGCCCCCAGGGCGCTCGCCGGGATGAAGGGCATCCGCGTCACGAAGGAGGGTAAGGTCTCCCTGTCGTTCCAGAGGACCATGACGAAGACGGACGAGGGTGAGACCAAGTATCCGGAGGGCAAGTTCGACGGGGTCATGAAGGACTTCATGGACCGCCTCAAGAAGGTCATCTCCGACGTTTTCGTCCCGGAACTCGACCAGGCTATGGCCAGGTACATGAAGTGATGCTGTACGAGGTCTCCAACAACCTGAGCACGAGCCTTGTCGTCGAGGACATAGGTGTGTCCCTTCAGGCCAGGGGCGGTCTCGACAGCTCCAGGGTCATCACCCAGAACATGCGCGACTCCTCCTCTGACCTCAGGAAGATGATCCAGATGAGGTGGGTGACCGTCTCGTCGAGGCCGCCGGCCGTGAGTCCCGTCCCCGTTTGGCCTTTGTCCGGAATTCGCACGTCTCCTGTTGACGTCCCTGCGCAGCCTGCCCCCGCAGCTGCCCCGCCCCCCGCCGCCGTCATCCCGCCCGTCCAGGACGTTTCCTCTCTCGTGAGCTCCGTCTCCCACCTCGACGGAATGATGTCCGAGATCCTATCGATACTCAAGAGGGGAGGGGCTCCGTCCGGCCTCTCGCTCCCCGCCCAGTCGCCCCACTTCCAGCAGCCGTCCCAGGATCCTTTCTTCATCCCGAGCAAGGTCGTCCCGGACGCCGAGGCGAAGATTACGGTTGCCTCGTCCGAGACCGACTCTAAGGAGTTCGACGAGTCCAGGAAGGCCCTCAGCAAGATGCGGAAGAAGTAGGCGGGCGTCCTTTCCGCCCCCGAGTCTTCCTCGTCATGTTTAGGCCCGGTAAGGTCCAGCCGGACTTGAATACCTCTACGGAGACCATGACCATGTCAAAGAACGGAGACAGCGGGGTCGGACTCGACTGTGGCACGATGAACTTCGTCGCCGCAAGGCGCCTGAACAAGAAGATCGAGCACAAGCGCGTCCGGGACGCGTTCCTCGATCTCCCGCCCGAGCACAAGCGCATGCTCAAGCTATCCGGGACGGACTATGTTGAGCTCGACGGAAAGCTCCTCGTCATCGGGGATAAGGCTCTTGAGACGGCCAACATCTTCAATCGCGAGGCCCGCCGCCCCATGTCCGGGGGCCTGATCGCCTCCGGCGAGATCGACGCCCAGCAGGTCATCGCCCTCATGATGAAGCAGATCCTCGGGGATCCGTCGAAGTCCGGCGAGAAGTGCTGCTTTTCGGTCCCGGCCGCGGCCGTGGACGTCGCGAACTCGGATGTGACCTACCACGGGATGGTCATCAGCAAGATTCTGAAGGAGCTCGGCTATCTTCCGGAGCCGGCGAACGAGGCTCTCGCCGTCGTCTTCTCCGAATGCGGAAAGGAGAGCTTCTCCGGCCTCGGGATCTCGTACGGATCGGGCATGACGAACGTCTGCCTTTCGTACAACGCTATGTCCGCGCTCGAGTTCTCGCTTGGACGGGGCGGTGACTGGATCGACGCTGGCGCCGGACGGGCCGTTAACACCACGGCCGCCAAGATGTGCGCCCTGAAGGAGGGCGGGATTGACATCACGTCCCCGAAGAACCGCGACGAGGAGGCGATCACCCTCTTCGTCCAGACCCTGATCGATTACACCATCGACAACGTGATCAAGCATTTCGCCAGAGCCAAGAGCGAGATCCTCGTCCCGAAGCCCATACCGATCATCGTGTCCGGCGGGACGTCCCTGGCCGGCGGCTTCCTCGAGAAGTTCAAGGAGCGCTTTGAGGTCCACCGTTCGAAGTTCCCCATCCAGATCTCCGAGATCCGCGCCGCCGGCGATCCGATGACGGCCGTCGCCACGGGCCTCCTCCTCCTCGCCCAGATGGACGACTGATGGAACAGCCCATGAGCGTCCGCGGTCCGGTCCTCGCATGGACACGCGAGGAGAACGAGTCGTGGCTGTACGCCATCTCGTACAAGATATCGAAGTACTCGTCCCGACCGTGCATCATGACGATCGAGAAGGATCCGGACGGAGAGTCCTCCGGATCCGACAACGATCCGCGCGGATATAAGGACTACGTTGTCACCGTCAAGCAGAAGATCCGCGTGCACAACGGCGCCGCGGCGGACATCTTCCTCGGCTTCTGCTGCTACCATCCGAACGACCTGCCATTCGCCCCGTCCCCGGAACACCCGGTCGCCGACTGGGACTCGTCCATCCGTGCCGCCGGGGACGTCAAGGTCGGGGACTCGGTCCGTATGCCCCGGTACGTCCGGAACGGGCGCGCCATGTCAGGGAAAGTGATCAGCTTCGGAGAGTTCTACGTCGAGGACGACAAGGACGGGACGGTGTCGAGGTTCCACGCCAACTCGGTCGAGAAAGTCGGTAGCCCGTGATCATCGAGCAGTACGCGAACCGCCTGTATCTCGGCCACGCGTGCCACCGATGGTCGGTGCACCCGCTCGTCATAGTCGGGGGGAGCATATTCGACCAGGCCGACTGGGCCCACCTCAGGGACGACTTTGGCGTCCGATCCGTCCTCAACGTCGAGACGGAGCACTCGGACGAGGGGAAGGGCATACCGGTCCTGAGCGAGTGCCGCGTCCCCGACGACGGCACCCCGTTCCCGGCCGGCCTGGTCAGGCACGCGGTCTCCTTCGCCCATCTGAACGTGGGGCACGGCCCGGTCTACGTCCACTGCCAGCAGGGCGGATCCCGGAGCCCCGCCTTCGCATACGCCGTCCTCCGGTGGGTGTTCCAGATGCCGAAGCAAGACGCTCTTCGCGCCATCCAGACCGGGAAGGACGACTGGTCGCAGGCCGCGAACTACGCGACCCCGGGACCGGTGTCGAGCTACGGACATCACCACTATCACCGTTCATACATCGAGTCCGTCGAGTCGGCCCTGAGGCCTTAATCATCTCGAGGGCAGGAGGATAGAATGCACCATAAGGGCGTTTACGTTGGCAAGATCGTGGAGACGGTGAGCGACCTCATCGACCACTCCTACCCCCACCTTTCTGGAACGGCCCCCGCGCCCGCGCCGGCGCCGGCGCCCGTCCCTGAGCCGGAGCCGTCCCCGGAGCCGGAGCCGGAGCCGGCACAGGACGACGACCCTGTGGTTCCCTCTGACGAGTCAGAGCCTTCGGAGCCGGTCGAGACCAAGTCGAAGAAGTCCAAGAAGGGACAGTAGGGCCCCCCGGCCGAAGGAGGCGTCCCTTGAGACAGCGGAAGCAACGTCAGCAGGAAAGACTAGAGTCGATCGTTTGTCGACTGAAGTCTGGCCTGTGCGGCGATTGCTCGCGGTCGTTTCGTTCGGAGGCGATGCACTTTGATCATCGGCCGGATGAAGTTAAGGTCTTTCACATCAGCGCCCTTGTCTACAGAGCTTGCAGCGTTGAAAAACTTCTTCTCGAGATCGGTAAATGTGACCTGGTATGCGTCGGATGTCACAGGGCTAGGACTGCTTCCAGGGTCATAAGGATGGACAGGTACTCTTGCAAGAGTCACCCCGCCCATGTTGTCAGCTGCAGGATGTGCGGTATTGCCGATCGTCGCCGCACACGCAGTTCGGTCTTGCGCCGGAAAGTGTCGGATCTGAAGAAAGATCGTCCATGTTCTGACTGCGGGACTTCGTTCGACCCTCTGTTGATGGACTGGGATCATCGTCCCGAGGAAACCAAACTGATCGATATCGCCAGTGCGGTCTCCGGTGGGTGGAGGTTCGACAAGATTGAAGCTGAGATGTCGAAATGTGACCTCGTCTGTTGCTGGTGCCACGTAGAAAGGACCTCGTCGCGGCAGGAAGGGGGTGTGCTATCAAGAACTGGTTGATAAACGCCACCAAGAAGAGGGTGGTGCGGGAGCTCAAGAAGATTCTCTACGACCACCCGCGCTACCGGGCGGACTCGGAGAACGTTCAGTCCAAGTTCTCCTTCGAGCTCCGTCCCCAGCGCGGGATTATCGTCAACAATGCGTCGGCGGACCGTGTTCGCCTGTCCGCCGACAACTATATCGGCCGGCTGGCCTCGTTCGTCATGCAGGCCCCCGTGGAGAACCTCCCGGGTACCACCATCGAGTGGGTCCGTGAGAACTTCAACGTCCTGGAGCAGTACTGCGTCGACAGGAACTCCTTCCCGAGCCCGCCGGGCGTGTACTTCCTCTCCGTGACCAAGATTCCCGACGACGCCAACACGATCGCCGGCCTCTTCACCATCGACCCAGTCCTGACCGTCACCCAGGAACCGCTCATCTTCTTCACGAGCTCGGTCGACACGGACGCTCAGCTCTCGCACGACAACGTGTACGACGGCTCTCTCAGGCTGTGGCTGGACAACCGCCGGGTCCTCGTTCCGGACGTCGACTATCACGTGGACTATCCCACAGGCCACGTCACCTTCCTGAAGGCCACGCCGCCCGGGATGGCCGTCTATGCGGACTACCGCTACAGGATAGGCCTGCAGGGCCCCTTCGAGTTCTTCCGCGACACGGCCAACACGACCGCCCTCCCCGGTGCGGTCCTCGCGTTCGGCGACAGGGCCCAGAACTGCGACAAGGTAGCGATAGTCGTGACCGACACGAGATCCGACGTCGCCGAGGTCTACGGAGGGAAGTTCGAGGTCACCTTCGACCTCATCGTATTCACCAGGGACACCGAGGACAGGGAGAGGATGACCGACTACGTCGTCGTGAAGTTCCTGGAGAGTCAGAAGGACCTCGGATACGACGGCCTCGAGCTTCTCGACATATCGCCCGGCGGCGAGAACGAGGAGGTGTACAACGCTGAGACTGACGAGTACTACTACGAGAGCTCTGTGTCGCTGTCCCTCCGCGTCGACTGGGAGACTTACACCCCGCTTCCGGGCGTCGTCAACAGGATAGAGCTCACCTCCAAGTCGGCGGAGCAGGACCGCGGGTACCTCGACGGGTCGTTCCCCCTCGACCTCCTTTCGGAGGGCGGCCCGACGGAGATTGCCGGAATCCCGGTGTGGATCGGGCGCGGCAGGGGCAAGAAGCTCACGTACGAGTCCGTCCGCTGACACCGATTTCGGTATCGTCCCGTACGATGCCCACGTTCGAGTACAAGTGCGATCCGTGCGAGGCTGAGTTCGAGGAGCTCCTCACCCAGACCGACGAGGTCAAGAAGTACTCGCAGTGGCATCCGTGCCCGACCTGCGGAGGTAGGGCCCGCAGGCTCGCCATCTCCATCACCAATTTTCAGTTCGCCGGCGGCGTTCGCGGGGAGAGCGGCGTCCACGGGAACTCCGGATCTCACGATCTCGACTATCCGACTCTCGACAAGGCCGTGGGGCGCTCCTCCGAGAAGAAGTGGGAGAGGATCAACGCGGAGCGCGTCGACAGGGAGAAGATCCGGAGGGAGTCCGGGACGAACGCCCTGTCCAAGGTCGACGGGAAGGTCGCACCCGCGAAGGCCGACATCCTCGGCCTTCGCGAGGCCGCGATTACGAAGCTCGACCAGGTCAAGAAGAGCTCCTAGCTAACCTGCTCGCTCCGCCCATTCATGGGTTTTCTATGGTCGGTGGCCTTGAAACTAAGGCTCACTCAGCCCATACGAATACCCGTACGAAGACCTGTCACCGGCGGATACGTAGACGGATAATTAGACTTCTGCTCAGGAGAAGGAGCTAAGATGGGCATCGGACCTTTTACGACCTACGCGCCTCCCGGCGTTTACACCCGGACCGTCACCGAGCCGGTCGTCACCCAGCTCCTTGGAGGCCTTCGGGTCCCGGTGCTGATTGGGACGGCAAAGGAGACCCTGAGCCAGACGGACTACGAGCTCGTCAGGGGCTCAAGCTCCGTCGCCGACACGCCCGTCTTCGGGGAGGACGCCGCGGGCCGCGCTGTCGTGTCCGGTCCGAACAACGCCCCCGTGCTCGGCCCGTTCGACGGCGCCAGGACGAAGTTCAAGGTCCGCAACCTCCCGATCGTGGACGGTTCCGGGATCGGAAAGACGACCTACGACGCCACGAAGGTCTCGGCCACCGTCAACGGGCAGCAGTCCGTCGTCGCGTCCGTCGACGGGGCGAACGGGATCGTCCAGCTCCTGATCCCGCCCCAGGCGGACGACGTCGTCACGATCAACTACTTCTTCCACCGCGGCGACACTCGGATCACCGACGACGTCTCGTCCCAGGTCACGACGACCCCGGCCGTCCTCGTCGCTCCGCAGGCGGAGACGTACAGCGTCCTCGCCGGCGTGAACGACACCTTCGCCGTCACGGTCGACGACGTCCTCCAGGTCTCGATCGCGCTGACGGTCGGCACCGGCCGCGCCGCCTCGGACGTCGCGAACGACATCAACGCTGCGGCCGTGACCGGCCTCAGCGCGTCCGTCCACGTCGACGCCGCGGGCCTGAACCACGTCCAGCTCCAGGCTCAGGGTAACATCCTCATCGGATCCGGGAACGCCAACGGCGTGTTCGGGTTCAATCCCGGGACGAGCACGGCCCGCAACGCGGCCTTCCGCGTCCTCAACGGCCCGGTCGTCGACGGCTCCAGCGGCGGCATCACCACGACGGATCCTTCCAGGGTCGTCGTGATCGTCAACGGCGTCCAGGTCCTTGCGAAGACCCTCGACGGCGCCAACTCGATGGTCACCCTTCCGTTTGCGCCGAAGCCCGGCTCGACGGTCGCCATCACGTACTACTTCAACACGTGGCAGGACACGTTCGACTACCTGCCGAACAGCAACATCGTCAACGTCGGGAACGTGGGCATCGCGCCCAACCGCCGCGACTACCTCAACGGACCCGACTTCGTCGTCATCAACCAGGGCGAGCAGTCGATCATCCAGTGGGGAACGGCCTTCCTGGTGACCGCGGGCGAGAAGACGGGCCTCACCACCTTCGACTCCACCCAGATCACCGGCCTCCTCGTCGACAACCGGATCTACGGCGTCCCCTGCGCGAGGTTCACGGATCCGCTCACCGCGACCGTCTCCGAGACGAAGTTCGTGACGCCGCTCTCGCCGACGACCGGCAACGGCAGGGATACGCCCCTCGGCGTCTCCCTCTACCAGACGATCACGAACGGAAGGATCGACCTTCCGACGAACCGCCCGGACCTCGTCACCGTCCACGTCGGCAAGACGTGGCGCGACGCCGCGGCCCGTCCGTCGGTCGTCGTCCTCGAGGCCGACTCGGCGACGAACACCTTCGTCCTCCGCGATCCGGTCCCCGCCGACTATCAGGCGTTCGCCACCTTCTGGTACAACCGGATCTCGGACAGCGCCTTCACCTTCAGCGTCGTGACCTCCGGCCCCTCGGGCGTCGGACAGTACACGATCGAGTCGAGCGCGACGGGGGCCAACCTCTTCGGAGCCAAGTACGGGACGAAGTCCGGTCTCTCCCAGACGGTCCAGTGGCCGTCCGGCGTCGAGTACCTCCCCGACGCGTTCCACACCGGCTCCGGGACCCCCGTCTCCGAGACCGTGACCGTCCTCTTCAGCAACTCGCTGAACCCGGCGTCCCACGCCTCGTTCTCGAACGCCCAGCAAGAGCCGTACGACATCTACTCCGCCAGCAGCATCTTCGGCGGCGTCGTGGTCGACGGGACTCCCGCGGTGTCCCCGAACCTCGCGACGGCGTACAAGGCCGTCCTCGTCGGGAACCCCGTCACCAACCCGGTCGCCCCGCTGGCGACCGACCGGATCGTCCTGGTGATCGACGGCGTGACGCTCGGCCCGATCGACGTTTCGCTGTCGCTCTCGGTGGCCGCGGCCGCGGCGGCGATCAACGCTTTCGTCGACCTCGACGCTCAGGTCCATGCGGACGGGTCCCCGACGTTCCTCTCGACCGCGCCGAACGCCCTCGCCTCCGCGACCTCGTACGGGACGCAGGCCCTCCTGCAGGTCAAGGGCAGGAACGTCCAGTCGTTCACGAACGGCCTGACCTCGAGCGTCCTCGTCCTCGTCCCGACCTCCGGCGGCCAGACGGACGGCTCCCCGAAGTTCGGGCTCGCCCCGAACATGTCGGCGGCCGGCTCCTACAGCGCGATGAACCAGCCGGCGACCCTCGTCGGAACCAAGGTCGCTCCGTACAACATCACGTCCGGCCTGAACAACAACTTCCAGATGAGCGTGGACGGCCTGGACTTCGGCGTCACGCTGCCGTCCGGCGCGGCCACCACCCTGGAGGACGTCGTCACCGCCATCAATGACGGCTACCTCGCGGTCGCCCCCGCGGCGGACGTCGCCACGTACACGGCCGACCTCGTCGCCCTGGCGAACAACCTGAAGGCGACCTTCAACTCCCACATCCCGTCGGTCACGTACCACCTCATCG